TTCCAGTCCCCTTACACCTTCAAATCTTTACTAAGGGTCACTATCCTTCGGGTGATCCTTTTAATTTCCCTCTTTCAATTTCATATACAACCTCTAAGGCAATAGAAAATGCCACTAAATTCGGCGACTTCAATCATTCTCCGAATACGTCTTTATACAGCTGTTGAGTTGTATCTAAAAGTGTCTGATCTAATTCTTTAAGATTTCCCTTTTCTTCTAACTTCGCAATTTCCAAACCTATTTGCATCAGTTGAATATTTGAAAACAGCTTTACTTCTTGGCCTTCAGATTCTGCAAACTTTTGTACCATCATTAAGACAGCTAACAACTGTAACTTCTGTAATCTATCCATGTTTATTACCCCTCTCCGCTAAATTGTTTTCTCCACTCTACAAAACTCATAAACGGCACTGTAACAGAAGGTGGCTTTACCTCTTTGTATGCCTTATTAAAGGCTTGGTTGTAAGACAAACCTAAGTCTTCCATGTAGGCATCAATACGTGCAGCAAGGTTTTTCTGATACGTATCATCCATGTAATCCTTGCCTCGTCTGTATTCAGGTAACTTGCCATTGACCATGTAAATCGTATGACAACGACACTGTATATCCATCGATGCAATGCCCCATAACCTTGGAGCTTTTGAATTCCATGCACCATAATGGAAATTGCCGTCTTTATCAGCTTTCTGACCGTCTAGCTTTCTATGAGACTTACGTACCCTCGTATCAAGTGAGGACATCCATATCTTTGTTAACCTAGCTGTTTTACTTGCTTGTTCTTCCACAGCTATATCAGCTTGTGACCTAACTCGACCACCCTCAGTACGGGCAACAAGGATAGCCTTTTTTCTTGTCCACCCCATAGCATTTTCAATCCTTATAGCCATGTCAGTGTAACTTTCGCCAGCTTGTAAGCTTTGGGCTATTTCGATGTTCAATCGCCTGATAATATTGTTCCTGTGCTCTTCAAAGACTTTTGGAAGCGATAGGAACTCAACTGGATTATCTATTGCTGCTTGTATCACTTCAATTGACGGTATTTTAAAGCCCATCTCCTCGCCTGTAGACTGCTGTAAGAGGTAAGCCATCATTAAGTATCTCTCAATGTATAGGCGTTCCTCCGACTCTCGTATGAGCTTGATAATAGCTTTGTAATCAGAATTAAGCTGTTTTGCGATCAGTTTCGTTTCTTGGTTAAAACGGTTGTATTTGTTTACATCTGTCCAAGAAGCTTCTCCGTTCTTACCAAACTTCCGATGCATCTGTAGCATTTGGTCAAGTATGACTTTCAATCGCTTGTTAAAGACTACTTCAATGTCTTTCTCAGCCTTCTTTTCCATCTCGTCTAAGATTTGATTAATTTCTTGTTGATTCATTGCTCATCAACTTCTTTTGGATCATTCTCGTCCTCGTCTAATGGCTCAATACCATTACCGTATAACTTTGCGTCCTTTTGCATCTCTTCAATCTCATAGTCCACATCATCAACAATAGACATCTTAGAGAGGCGTGTACGCTCTGAAACTTGTCCTTGTAAAGCCTGTGAAGCTTGAGCTTCTGATAATAAGTCGATTGGAATGTTTCGTTTGTACTCAAACCAAAGTTTCAAATAATCGTCTTTCGAACAGATTCCCTTCTTGGCCCAGGCACTGCACAGCACTTTAAATTGATAACGCAGAGAAGTCGTAAACTTTCTCTCCATCGTTTTACATTTGTTCTCAAGTGCCATCAACTTAAACTTCATTGCTACTCCACTTGCATTCCCGGCAAACGATTCATCACTGAAATTAACGCTCTTGGCTAGTCTCATGATGTTTTCTTCTAGGCGATTCAAATGGTTCTCAATCATCTGGTCGTTAACTTCTTTAGTTAGATAACGGATGTCATCATCCTCGCCCATTAATTCAAAAATACCAGTACGAGCAACCTTTTGGGCATCTTCTTCATCCATACCCATTCCTTTAAGCACCAGGTATGCTAATCGCCATTGTTCAATTTCGTTTGAAGCATCTGAGAAAGTACGGTCATAAGCGTCGATTAACTTATACACTTTATCAGCATCTCCCTGAAGCTCTTCATTGTTTGGAATGCCGAATAACGGGCAGTAGTCGAATAAGTGCTTTCGTTCATCCTTCAAGACAAATGGTGAATCTTTATCAGCACGTGTATAGAGCTTTTCTGTTGTAGCATCGTAAAACACTAGCTGCTCTATTTCTACTTTGTCACCTTGTGCATCGAGCTCAGCACTTTTAAAATACCTAAGTGCATATTTAGGTTCACTCACGTCAGTTGGTGTGAGGATGATTGTTTCCCACGGATCAATTACCATGGGTTGCCGA